AAAGGTCGTTGATGAGGGGACTACGGATTTACAGGGTGACGCTTTCGAGGGTGGTTTCAAGACGGCGCAGTCGATGCGTACACGTTCGTGGCGTCCCGGTTCGTACATAAAGTTGACAAAGGAGGCTGTTGCTGCGGCCAAACCGGGGTACGTGGTTCGTGACGCCAAGGGGCAGGCTTGGTTGGGGCGGCGGGTGTGGTCACCGAAGAACAAACAGTGGACTGTTAAAAGGTTCAGGGTGGAGCAACCCAATAAGGTTGGTCTTTCCACGCAGGATCAGATAGACGACGCTGCGGTTGCCGCGTTTGGGAAACCCATGTTCGAGGGGTACACGGGGGCGTTGGATAGTTACGCGGGCGGCATGGCGATGCAAATGGCTGGCGAGTCGCTGATGTCCCATTTGAAGTACACGATGGGTTTTGACGACATGTTCCGGATGCATCCGAGTGTGGCGAAGAACTTTCAGAGGGTTGCCCGTGAGGGTCTTGAGGAGGTTGACCCTTGGGAGGCGGCGATGCGACAGTGGTTGGGTACCCCTGTTGCGCGTACCCGCGCCGCGTGGGATAAGGCTGCGGAGAAGATGCAGCGTGCTTTGGATAAGAAACTTGCTTCGATCCGGGAACGTACCCGCAAGTTGTATGTGTCGTCCGACGCGGACTTGGAGTTGGTGATGGACGCTAACGCCAAGTTGGCTGGCATCCCGGTTGACCCGGCGGAAACAACAGTGTTGCAGTCGGTTCAAGGCTGGCGGGCTGCTAATGAGGCGGCTGTGCGGTTGATGGGCGAAATGGACGGCATCACTTATGAGATGTCGTACTACGGGGCGCGGTTGAACCAGATTTTTAAGCAGAATGAGCAGGCCATAGCGGATGGCACGTTCACAGTGCCGGATGAGGTTAAAGACATTATTGTGAAGATGCATGATCGGGCTGCTCGTGCGTTTCAAATTCAGGAGGAGATGGCTAAGACCGCTGCGGATCAGCGCGGGTTCGCTGATGGGGTGGTTGGGGCGAACACGGGTGGTGTAGATTTGGACGGTTTGGAAGACATGTTTCAAACAATGGTTCGGAATGTGGATCAGAGCATGTCTTATTTGAGCGGCACGGAGGGGTACATCGGGCAGTTCCCGTTGGCGGTGCAGCAGTCCAAGTTGTTGAACGCGTACGACAAGTCGGTGCAGGACATGTTGAATTTGGCGCAGATTCTGGACCCGGAGAAGGCCAAACAGATGTTTGCTGCTGCTGAGGCTGCCGGGTCACAAGCCATGTTTCCTGCCCAAACAACGGTTGCGCCGGGGCAACTAAAGGTTTACCGTGGCACCACTGGTGGACGCGGGGGGGTGGACCGTGGGGCTGTTGACCCAGAAGCGTTACCTTTCGGTGAGGGAACATACGTAACACCAGATGAGGCGTTGGCTGGGACGTTCGGTGCTGATGTAGCGGAATATGGGCTGGATGTAAGACCAGACCAGATTTTCGATATGGATGCTCCGATTGGTTCCCTCCATGGTGAGACAGCAGAAGTAATGGCTGTCGATCTGGGTTTACCGCTGCGGTCGGGTAGCGAGGCTACAGAGCGATTTCTGCGGGATCGTTTCGACACGGTAGGGGAAGCCTATTATGCCCACAATATTGGGTCCGGTGACCCGGTGAGTTGGACTAACGAACTGTTGTCAGAAACCGGGTACAAGGTTATCAGACAGGTCGGGATGGTTGGGGAAGAGATGATGGTCTTGGACCCCAAGGTTTTGAAAGCGACTACAGTTGTCGGACCAGTCCAGTACAGGACTTGGCGCACCGCGTACAAAGAAGCCATGGAAATCGACCGCACAGTCGGCCATCAGGACTTTATCCAACCGGGCGTGTCAGGAACCATCAACGTCCAACAGGCGTTAGATGAACTGGCTGACATAGACGCTCGCATAGTCCAAATGGTGGAGATCGATCAGGCGCGCAGAGTGGGGGACCCGTTCGATGAGGCGTTACGGCGGGTGCGGGCAACGAAGGTGGGGGATGAAAAGGTTGACATTCCGGAGCCGTTTGTTTCCCCGCAGGCTGAACCGTCGGTAGCGGAACGGATCTTCCCCGGTCGGCCTTTCGATGAGAACTTCGATCTGACAACGGACGACATACTGGTCGCTGCTCAAAACGCCAACGATGAGGGGCGTGCTTTGTTCACCCGAGCGTCCGAGATTCGCGCCCAGTTGGACGCAGTGGATGCTGAACTGGCTGCCTTCCCTAAGCGCACCCCGGATTCTGTGCCTGTGAAACGCAGGTTGAAGCAGCAGCAGAGCGTGTTGCGTTCTATGGCTACTACGGCTGAGATGAGCGCCCAAGCGAAAGTCCGTGAGGCAGCGGAACTGTTGGACATGACACGGGCGCAGCGTGAGTTGGAGAAGTTGGAAGGATTCCTCCCAGAAGGTAAGACAATAGAAGACGTACTCAACCCGGACAAGCCTTTCGAGGATCGTTACGAAACGATTCTGGGGTTCGTGGACATGGTGTCGGACGGGATGGCCAACTGGGGGCCGTGGAGGATCGCATCAGGCAACGAGGCGCTTGACGCTAACATGGTGTCGGCTGCGCAGGCATTCCAAAGGTTGCAGAACCTGCGCGACCCGGAGGCGCTGCGACCGGTTCTGAAACGGTGGGATCAGTTGCAGAACTGGTTCAAAGCGGGTGTTATCGCTACTCCCGGTTTCGTGTACCGCAACATGTTCGGCGCGTTCTTCAACGCCTATTTGGATGGGGTGGATTTGGGGCAAATAATTCTTGCCACCAAGGCCACTACCCGTATCAACGAGAAGGCGCAACAGGACGGGAGTTCGTTTAGTGAGGCTGCCCGTGGGTTGGCTGACAGCGTAGACAAGCCGGATGAGTACATGAAAGATTTCGTGTCGATGCTGGAAACGGGGGTGCGGGGCGGTGGTCAGGCGACCCGTGAGGCGAACCCGTTTATCGGCCAAACGGAGAGTGGCCGTGTTAAACGATGGTTGGAGCAGGGTTTCACTATCGGGGATGTCGAAGCGGGGATCGCGCGGGGTGGTTTGAAGGGTCCGTTCCGGTTGGCTAAAACAGTGTTGGATGTTGTTACCCGGCGTGACCGGGCGGTGCGGAGTTTGGGGACGCTGTTCCCGGTTGGTCCGGGTTCGTCCAACTGGATGTGGAACCGGGCTATTAGAACTTGGAACTCTCAGGTGGAGGACGTGGTCCGGTTGGGTGTCGGCATGGACACGTTGCGGTGGGGTGGCACGGTCAACGATGCGATTGATCGGATAGCGCGCACCCAGTTTGATTACAGCGAGTTGACTCCGATGGAGTCGCAGTTGATGCGTCGCATCATCCCGTTCTACGTGTGGACGCGGAAGAACGTCCCGTACCAGTTCAACAAGTTGGCGACAAACCCGGCAGCGTACAACCGGGTGATGGCCGTGAAGAAGAACATGGAGTTGGGCACGGAGGATGAGGGGATGGTTCCGGATTGGTTCTTGGAGCCGTTCGGGATTCGCACCCCGTGGTCATGGGCTGGTGCCCGCGTGTACACGGTGCCGGATTTGCCGTTCCTTGATTTGTTCCGCTACGACCCGACACGGATGGCCCCCGGAGATCCGTTCTTCGGGCTTAACGAAACGATGGACAACATGACGTGGCAGTTGTCTCCCATTATTAAAACACCGTTGGAGATGATGTTCAACAGTGGCCGTATGGGTGGCTTCAAGTTCTTCGGGAACTACGAGCCGGTGCCGGGTGTCATCAGGGAACTTCCCGGTTTGATGCCAGCGTTGAAGGGTTTGGGGATTGTAGCGGAGAAAGATGGGGAGCCGCAGATACGAGATAACCATCTGTACTTTGTGATGAACTCGATCCCCGCGTTGTCGGTGGCGCGTCGGCTGGTACCCACGGAGCAGAGGTATCAGGAAAGGTTGTGGGAATCTATTTTCTCCAGCATGTTCGGGTTGGGGATTCAGCGTCAAACCCCGGAGGTTAAGGAGCGGTGGAGGAACCGGTTGGAGAACCAACTACGCCGGGAACAAAGCGACACCCCCCAGTATGGATTCTAGGGGGCGTCGTATCGCTTATCCTAGGATAATCGGGACAACAGAGGCTACTAAGTGATGTTATTCCTTTCGAGAGAGCAGTGGGATGCGCAGCCGCCGAGAGGCGGGTCGTTTACTGCGTTGAACCGTTGGCGTGTGAAGGGCGTTGTGGTGCACCATTCGGGGGTGGATGACCCTCCCAAGGGGGTGCGAGCGGTGCACGCGTTTGAACGCCATCACCTGTCCAAGGGCTGGGATGGTATCGGCTACAACTGGTTGGTTGATGAGACTGGCACTATCTTTGAGGGTAGGGGTTGGGCGGCGCGGGGTGCCGCTACAAAAGGTTGGAACAGCAGGTCAGTGTCGGTGTGTTACACCGGCAACGGGTTCCGCGCTGTGCACGCCAACGCTCTCGCTTCGATAACAACCGTTATTACTGAGGCTGAGTCTCATTTCGGGAAGCCACTGTGGGTGTCCACCCATCGCCGCAAGAGCAGCACGACATGTCCGGGTGATGTGCTGGGCAACTGGGTTGAGGGCGGCATGACCGCTGCGCACAACCCGTCGGATGTGGACTGGGCTGCCATCGTCCAATACATCAAGGACCTGCACGCCAAGATAAGCCACAAGCCTCTGAAGAGGGGGGCGCGTGGACTGGAGGTTCGGGTGGTGCAAGCCCACTTGAACCACCGGGGCTTTGACGCCGGGGTTGTGGACGGCATTTACGGTCGTCGCACCAAGGCTGCGGTCAAAGCGTTTCAGGGATCACAAGGGTTCCTGAAGGCAAACGGGGTGGTGGACGGTGACACGTTCAACGCTCTCTTTCTACAGTAAGGAAACAGGATGCCAAAGGGCAGAGGTTACACGACGTTCGAGGACACTTTCGGTTCTCAGAACGAGCAGCCTTACGACTCGTCTTCCTCATTCAACATGTGGGACATGTCGCAGAAGGCTAAGAAGGCAGCCGCGTATTTGCGGAACACCAATCTGGGCAACGCCGCTTTCGGTGGCCGCCCGTTCGGAAAGTAGGCGTCATGCGTGACGGTAAAACACCACGTCGGGTAACCGCTGGTCGCGTTCTGGTCACGAAGATCGTACGCCCCACGGCGAACCTCGGAACATTGACCGGTGACGCCATGTTGCGGATGGCTAACGGGATGCGCGCCAAGTTCGACGAAAACGACTAGCCGTGGCAGGCAAGAAGAAACGTCCACGTCCAAGGTACTGACGATGCCGCTCAGAAAGGGCAGGGATCAGAAGACTATTGGTCACAATATCGGCAAGTTGATCGCTGAGGGTTACCCTAGGGATCAGGCTACCGCTATTGCCTATGACCATTCCAAGCGGTCTAACAAGGGGAAGAAGAAGTGAGAGACATGTTTGAAAGGGCGGCGTGGACGCTAGCCCAATCTTTTCTGGCAGTGTTCGTGGTGTCCGACGTGGCTTCGGCCAAAGCGGCATTGGTGGCTGGTATCGCTGCCGCGCTCAGTGTCATCAAAACGTACGCTAAGGATCGTGTCACGGGGTAACCATGGACGACGCCGATCTTGACACTAAGTGGGCCGAGTTCCTCGACGTTCAGGGAAACTCCATTCAACAGGAAGTTTACGAAACGTTACAGGACACGGCCCATGTGTTCGACGTTGTGGACGGCACTCACGCCAAGTGGGCCAACGATGGCCTGCTGGGTTTGCTGCTGGTCTTTGACGAGGATGAGGCGGAAACGCTGCTGGCCGCATTCCACGCCGGGGTCGAAGGGGTGGAGGACGCCACGTACGCGTGGGGTGTTTGGGTCACGTCGCTGATGGGGATGATACGCCAGTGTTTGGCGGGGTCTCCGGAAAACAATTAGTCTCCGCGCAGCCACCTGCGGACACTCGGCTTGTCTACGAGTTCGGCCATCAGGTGTCGGCGTATAGTGTCTCTTCTGCGAGCCAGTGTCGTCTTGGGTATCCCAAGAGCGGCACCGGTCTTGCGAAGCGACGAACCTGCTATGAAGAGTTGTTCCGCTATGAACCGTTCCTGCGGGGGCAACGCGTCTATGGCCTCGCCTAGGACATCTTTGAGCGCAGCGGTTCTCGTCAAGGGCACGTCTTGGCTGACAGTACCGGGCGCTTCCCGCATTAGCATTTCGAGTTCGTCCAAGGGACGATGCTGGAATAATACTTTGGCCCCCAGCGGTCTGCTACGGGTATGTTCCCAGTTGTACTTCAGGGGGTCGAACGGGTATTCTTTGCGTTGAGACATGGTGCATCCAAGCGTTACCTGATTGTGAGGGTTGCTTGGCTGCAGGCGTTAAGTGATCTTAACCTTTCCAGTCTACCACAGATTTGAGGTGTTCCTCGGCTATTAGCCGGGTACCCTCAGGGTCGTATCCGGATGGTTCACCGATCTTCCACGCACGATCATGGTTGATCCACCCTAGGATTTCCACGGTGCGGAACTCTGGGGCTACCGGTTTGACGACGAACAGCACCAGTTTGTTTCCCAGTTGCCGTTTGCGCACAGCCGCCGACGTGCTGGTCCGCACCCTGCGTACCTCAATGTTGGTTCCCACGTCAGGCAGGTGCTTGTACGTGGCGTGGTCGCTTTTGTGCCACACATGCCCCGACCAGTACTGGTTGATGGCTTTCGCTACGGCTAGTTCTCCGACACAGGCGGCGACCTGAGCGGTGCGGTCGTCTTCCATGCGCTTCTTGTCATAGTGGGGGGCGTCACGTTTACCCCAGTTTTCTATGAACCGTCTGGCACCAACGTGGGATGCGTGTTCGTACTCCCATGGTTCGAGTTCAATCAGGATCAAGACGATCCACCTTTACAGCCGCCATGCGAACAACCTGCCCGTCGTCATCCCACGCTACACCATTCAAAGCATCGCATGTGAGTTTCAAATAATTATCGAGATCTCCTCTGAGTGTCTTAGCGCCGTGGGGTGATTCGCATACTGTCAGGATCGTAGCATCAGGGGTGTACGCAACGTACAGTTCGACTGGCCCCTTGAACTTGGGGCCTTTGGCTTGCTGCCATGCGACTGCGATTTCCTTCTCTTCGTCCAAGGTTCCCTTCGGGGTGAACACTTGGCCTTTCTTGTTGTGGCGCGGTCGGGCTTTGACTTTGGGTCGCCGGTCTATTCGTATGAAGAAACTTTTCATTCTTCCCGCCACGCCTCCTTGTGTGCTGCTTCGAGCACGCTTTGCAACCGTTCGTTTCCGTCCGGTCGTTTAGCGAACTTGCCCCCCCAGTCTTCGTCTGCTTCTTCGAGTTCTTTGATGATGTCACCGTCGCCGTACGATTGGCGGATCATGGCGCACGCCAAACTGAACAGGGTCATGGACCGGTCACCGTGTGGCTTGTCGGGGGTGCGGCGTGGCCCGTTGCGCCGTATCGCTTCGGACAGCCCCGTCAGTCTCTGACCGGTGTAACTATACGAGGAGCGTTTGACGGGTGCGGGTTCGTTGCGTTTGTACAGTTCGTGGATCGCCTCCCAGTCTTCCGGGGTGGTTCTCGCTTCGAGGGCGCGTTCCACGAACGCATGGGGCGGTATCTGCGAGTAGAGAACAGTCGGGTCAACCATCTCATTCTGTCCCGGTTCCCGGTCCACATGGTACGGGAGCCGCATCCCGTTGCCTATCTTCTTGCCGACGAGGCTGATCTGTTTCGGGTTTACTTCCTTGGTGGGGGCGTCCACGATGTCGCACGCTCCGATCAGCCCTTCTCGTACGACACGGGCTGGCATTGGTTCGGTGAAGAACACCCACAGGTGAAACCCCTTGGACCGGGATCGTTCCACCCATCCGGTGACACCTAGTTGGGCGAGCACTTGGTGCACGTTTTTGGCGTGAATATACGATTCCTGCATCCCCTCGTCCCAATCAACGCACCCCCACCACACTACAAACGCCTCAGGAGCCCCTGAGAGGCCCTGTAAGGCGATCAGAGGGTAAACCCCTACTCCTTCCCCATCTGAGATCAGGTGGGCCTCTACGGCCCTCAGATAGGCCTCTCCGGTCGCTTCGTAATGGGAGCCGTCTGGTCGTTCCATGGGGAAGAACCCGCCGTCAGTGTGCGACTTCGCCATACTGCCGCCTTGAAACAGGGAAGCGAACCCTTCTACGACCTCTTTCGTTACGTATTCTTCAATGCTCATCGTTCCGGTGTTTCTGGTATCAGTTCCTCATGGTATGGGTGTACGTGACCGGCCACCGGATCCAAATAGTACGTTTGATCCAGTAGGCGCGCTGTGCGCTTGTTCTTACACAGGTTCATGTTGACACTGTTGGCGTGGTATTCCTTCTCCCACATTGACAGGTCGGTGCGATCCTTCTTGCGGTACACCTCCAGCACGAAGATCGCCTCGTGTTCACCGCCGTACCTGCCGCCGTACAATCCGGCTGCGTAACCGGGAGGTGACGTGCCGCGCCCTGATTGGTGTACGAGACCGACAGGTACCCTCTGCGTTTTAGCCCACCGTTTGATCGCTTG